GGATATAGAGTTGCCTCCGCTCCAGAGGGGTAAGTCATTCCCTTTGCTTGATCGTCTGGCGCATCGGGAGGCCGCTTTAACTTCAAAAAGACGCACTTCCCGTCCTCATTTAGAATAGGGAAGGTGAGCCAGTGGAAGCCATTAAGCTTGGCAAAGCCAATCTTTAATGTATCAATAATGTCGTCAGCGATGTGTCGCTGATTTACGTACTCACGCAGCTCTGGGGTCAAAGCGTTGTGATGCGCGGTGATGATGGTCTCGTCGATCATACTATTTAAAAAGGTAATGGCGCATTGTATAAAGAAGGTTCTCGTCTGGGTTCTCCTTTTTGGAGAAGTTGTCGAGGACCCATTGCATATAACCACGGTCAGTGCCCGCGATGGGCTGACCTTTATGCTTACCGAAGCGCCAGGAACGGTAAAGGATTGGTTGAGCGCTGATCTTCTCCATGACTTCAATAGCTGCAAATGTGTCGCAATTCATAGCGTTCATCACTCTCTTGCATAGGTAATCAAACAAGTGGTCCAGTACGATCACATCCCCCATAGCGTCATGTGCCTGGAGATTTTTTGGTTCCTTCTTATACAAGTCCAGTGCGTAACGAAGTATTTGTAGGCTGTGCCCCTCATTGGCGTCTTGCTCCGGGAGCAGCTTGTACGCGACCTTGTACGTGCATACATGTCTTGGGATATACACACCTTCGTTATTCATCATCTTAATATCGAATGACGCGTTATGCGCTATGGCTACAGTCTCATCGTCAAACAACTCTTCTAGCTCTGGAAGGATTGTGGAAAACTCCGGCTTTCCTTCAACGTCTTCGTTTGTCGTGTGGTGCACCGCCATCGCGCCAATCTCTATAGGGATAGGTGGCTTGAACATTCCATTAAACTCTTTTGGTTTTCCACCCTCATATACTTTGTATGCGAGCTGGATAACTCGTGACTTCTCTAGGTCTTTGCCGGTTGTTTCCGTGTCGAGTAAAATGTATCTCATAGTTTTGTAGATAGGTATGAACATCGTCCGCATAAATGGTCGTATTCAGCTTGTTCTTTTGAGATTGATTCACCACAATCACTACATTCGCATTCGCCTATAAATGCTTCACAGTCTTGGCATGTTGTGTCTTTAGGGTTTCTCATAGGAATTGGCGGGAAAGTTGTTGTGCGGCCTCCTGGAAATCAACACCATTTATGTGCATTACAAGGTCCATTGTGCTACCCTGGCTAACCCCATTTTGCTCAATTCCGGAGAACCGTTTCCATTTATTGTTTCTATTAAAGAGGTGTAGCGACGTCTCTCCTTTACCATCTTCCTCCAGCATCACCCATCCGCTTTGATCTTTTCGTATGCGCATCCCAAGCCACTCCGCCACCTCATGGATGGGGATTTCACGAACCTCTTCGTAGTCGATGAATTTACGCTTTCTTGCCATAGGGTTTTACGGGGAAGTTTTTTCTACAAAGTTTACAGACATTCCATTCCCATCCTTTTGCTATGGGGTTTGGTTCACGGAACATTGGAATGTGTTCACCATTTGATTCCTTCTTGCATATTTGCATGGACTCAATGGTTACTGGTCTGTCGCCATCCTCACAAGTGGACACGCAAAAACCGGACAGCCCTTGCGTGCCCACTTGTAGAGATGAACCCGATGAACTGTTACCATTGCTGTCCGGCATGTGCGACACTATAGCGCACTTTGTTTCGCTTGCAAAGTTTTGCGCTTGTCGCAAATTGCTATTGCGTTCATACATATACAAATGTACAGTGTGTCAGTCGCGTGCAAACAGTGAAGCACCAGACTTATTATTTTCCCCCCGTTTCTATGACTGATGTCACAGAAGTAATGAGTGAAGATGGCAACGATACACCGCAAGACGCAGGTGTTGTTCGCAATCTTCGCAAGAAAATCGAATACCCTAAACTCGATGAGGGTTCTTATCCAGCAGTGTGTACTAAGGTACAAGAGAAAGAGTCGCACTATAAGGACGCCCAGCCAGGCGACAAACTATTCAAGCTCTGGTGGGAGACCGAAGAGACTTACGAATCAGATGGTCCAAACGGTAAAGAGACAAAAAAGCATATTGCATTCTCACCCTGGTATTCTCCAGAAGGTGGAGAAGGTGCACGCTTCTATAAGATGTGCAAAGCCCTCACCGGTAAGCCACCATTCAGAAACCAGAAAGAGGTTGTGGTTGATGGTGAGAAGTTCACAGAAACAATGTTCGATGCCAGCCAATTTAAGGGCATGGTGTCTACTATCATCATTATGCACAGTGAGCCAGACCCTTCCACAAAGGCGTTCTATGTTAATATAGAAACCTATGTCACCACCAAGGAAGAAAAAGCGGATAACTGCGCTTTCATTAAATCGGTCAGCGAGGGGGAGAGTAAGGCGGAGTCTAAGCCTCCAGTTGAAAAGGGGACTAAGAAGCCGAAAGTCGAAGATGAAAAGACTGAAGAGAAGAAAGAGGAAAAAGCTGTAGAAGAGACGACGCCAGATGAGGGCGCCCCAAGCAAAGTCGAACAACTGCTCGCTCCTATCGAGAAAGCAGAAGATGTTAAGTCACTGGAAGACTATAAGTCCCTTGTTTTGGAGGGTGCGGATTTGACGCAGGAGGAAAGCAAGACTGTACAGGCAGCTTACGATAAGAAGCTGAAGTCACTTAGTGCGTAGGTGGCTGAAAAAAGGCAGAAACAGAGGGTGGGCGAAGTCGCTCCCCTCTTTTCTGATTAGGAGTATAATGAGGTATATGGAAGATGAAACTTTCGAGGTGGCGCATGAGGGAGACTCAGCATTTTTCACTCGCATTATGATGATGGTGCATGAGACGCGTAAAGCATATACGGGGGTAGAGTATGCTGGAAAAGTCGGTTTGCTGATAGACAAAATTGATACCGCATACACACGGTACGCTATCACTGCGCAGCAATGGTCGATGCTGTACGACACGCTTCTGGCTCCCGCAGAAGCTACCGCAGAGAATGATGAGCCTGTATACAGATTTGAGCAAAGTAAGACACAGCCCGCACGTACTCCACCATCAAGAAATGGACGCCGAAGCACATAAAGAGGCAGTACTCCAGAATGATAAGGCTCACCAAAAAACAATACGCGAAGCGGATAGGGTGGAGGATATGCAAGCCAGATTCGCTGAAATTAACAGAGAGGCGAAGATGTGGTTACGACATATAGACGTTATCCACGGGAGGATTAGTACGCAGTAGTATCCGGCTTTGCCCCTCCACCAATATTGTGTCTCTGCATGCGGTCAAGTGGAGTGTTTGGTGGTATGTCGACTTCCTCTGTCGGGGTACGCGGCCTCGACACAATGAAGTATCGAATATCATCACATGCGTGAGAAACCTTCTCTGTTTTCTCGTGGTCTTCTTTTGCCTCCTGGTTCATTGCACCAGCCCCCGGCGGCTTCGCATAGCGGATAGTCTCCATCTCACGGATACTATTTGTACACCCCTCACAGAAGTAAAGTGTAGGTGCTGGGCTAACTCCAGTGAGCGGGTTCTTGTGTTTGTTCCGCAGCTTGAGGTAGTCACGCATGCGTGGAAAACCAGCTCCTTTATCATTGTTCGCTTTCTTTAATAGGACCCCATATCGTTTGTATTCATCTGCAAGAGACTCCACCTTACCCATGCGTTGCTGGTTTTTTGCGTGGATGGATGGGTCTCCAAAGTCGACAGTGGTGAATCCATGAGATTTAAGCCATTTACACTGCTCCTCGATTGGCCAATATCTGTGGTACCCCTCTTTGTATCTAATACAGTTTCCATCGTAATCCACATACCATAGCCCAATAGAGGACGGGTTACTCCACCCATAGTCGAGGCTAACAAATTTGTTCACACCTGGAGGTGGTTCGTGGTCAGGGAGCACATGCAGTGTGCGAGAGAATTCTGGGTAGAACCTCCCCTCAGCGTAGATAAACGCCTCTTCCGGATTCGACGGGTTCTCTTGTTTCATTAAGTGCTTATCGCCATCTGGGTAGGAGTCCATCTTGAATCTATACCACGCTATCTGGCCCAAATTTAGTTCATACTCCATCTTCATTTTTGTTTCTTCTGGGGTGATAGTTCTCTTTATATGCTCCTGGGAATACCTTGTGAGGTTCCCTTTAAATGGAACGTCCATGTAGTTATCCGGATGGTCGAACCATGCGAAGAATAGTTTCTTCCATACCGATGGGTCCTTTTCCCATTCTTGGTTGAACCAGTTTCCCTTACCATTCGCTGTAGTCTCCACCACAATACGCCCTCCCTTTACCGGAACAGACTCTTGCGTGGCCGCCCATACCAAGTTCATATCCTTTACGAACGCAGACTCAGATATATGTAGACGGTGGATGGTACCACCACGCACCTCCAAGTCGACGTAGATTTTACTATCCATCTCATTAAACTTAAGCATACGAGTGGTATCACGGTCAGCGAACGGCTTCACCCATCGCTGGCCATTTGGCAATTCTATCTCTGGGATATTGTCATAAGCACGTTTTACGATTTCAAACAAGAGGTTTAATGTGGCTAAGTCATGCGCTAAAACAGCACATGTAGTATGGGGAGTCCACATAACATCATCCAATTCCCGTAGTAGCCAGTATGTACTCATACCAACCTGCCTGGATTTTAGCTGCATGATGCGCTGGTGCCCCTCTGTCTGCTGGTCTACCACCTGCTGGACTGGGTTCAATTTGAACTGCATGAGACGCGAGTCTTTCGTTTGGATATGGTAGATATTATCCATCCTCCAGTGTCGATTGAAGAGTGTCTTATCTAGCTCTTTTATCTCCTTTGGGGAGAGGTCTCTTATTTCGTTTTCGGAAATCATTTATTCCTTTACGGTAATTTTGCTATCGCCTTTTTTCGCTTCCTTTTCTGAAGCGAGAACAATTTCCTTTTGTGCGAGCCAGTCACTTTTACCAATGGGGTATGGCCGTATGTGTCCAAATTCAATGTCGGGATTACACCCTATTCTG